AGCAGAATAGGCCTGCTTTTTTGCTGAAAAGCAAATCGAAGCTGAACTTTTAAATTCAGCTTCTTCTGGAGTGTGTCCTCAATGGTCTCGGAGTTCTATCAGGGTGTGGGTGCGCAGCCTTGAGAGTCAGAACGCCAACAGAACTTTGATTGAGCAGCTAGCACCTTCTTTCGGCGAACGGCTCAGTTTGAAGAAATTAGTGGCGAACCTCAGGCAGATCTCGGAACCTGATGACTACACATTCCAAGATTTAACCCCCCGAGAATTAGCAGTGAAGCGATTTCGTTATAGAAATAACTATCCTTTACTCGGTGCGAGGTTTGGGGAACCCCTGACCCTATATGGTAATCTGCTAAAGAGAAAGATACCGTCAATTGACACTAATCCTCTCTGGTTGGCTTTGGTGCAATCAAAAAATGGCAAGGAATTTTACTCTCGAGCCAAGTATTTATCAGAGGTTTTAGTTAAACAAGGCCCAGACATCACTCCTTTCTGGCGGGAGTTGTCTCACTTACACACAATTGGCGGTTTTGCCTTGCCTGCAAGTTTTGCTGTTCAAAAAGAACTGATAGAAGGCTGGGTGAAAGGACCTTTTGTACCAAAATTGTACGGGTCAGAATCTATATTTAATTACCACTTTCGGAAAGGAGTCGAAGAGTTCTTCCGTAAAATGACTTGGAAAGATGGTGTGCGAAAAATTTCTCGAGAAGAATTTGCAGATAGTCCACTTTTGTGGGCCACACCTGGAGCTACAAACGCTGATACGGTTAAGATAAATGGACAGAAAGTCAGGTCTAAGAATGGTACAGCAGTTCTATTCACAAGCGAAAAAATCCTGAGGATCCTGCAACGCAGGGTTTACGACCGGTCGGTCAATAAAGTTTTCCAGAAGATGGATGAAACTTTTGGAAAAACTAGAATGGTTGCGAATTCGGACTTCAGGATGTATATCCTTATGTCTTACATCAGTGCACAATTTGAGGGCTTGGTTGATCATCCAAATACTTCTCTCTTTTGGTCTAATGGCCGGAGGATGGAGGAATATCGTAAGTGGGTTCGGGAATTGGGCTTCGGTTCCAATCTTCCGGGCGATTATAGTGAATTTGATCACCGGGTTTCTCTTAAGATGATTGAGATAATTACTCATTGCCTCCGGGAATGGCTCTCTCGTGTAGGTATAGAATGGGACGAGGTAGATGAGGGGATTTGGGACGAAATAATTTATCGCTTCAAGAATGGATTTTGTGCACTGGAGGTGTCAGGTGATAAGGCGATGATACGTTGCGAACGAGGCGTGTTATCTGGTTGGAGATGGACTTCTCTCCTTGGTACTGTAGTCAATTATGGCATTTACTATATAATCAAAACACAGCTGATTCCAGACAGTGAACCTCTATTTCAAGAAGACAGTTGTTGTTTTCACGGGGACGATGCCAAACTGAAATTACTCCGACCTAGACTTGCACCATTAATTGTTGGCTTTGTGAATAGCATGGGCTTCTTGATGCATCCAGCTAAAACGTGGGCCTCCACAAATAGGGATGAATTCCTGAGGTTGTGTTTTGAACCAGGAGGAATCAGAGGGTATCCCGCCCGGACAGTAAGACCCATATTTGTGGCTAATCCAAATAATAAGCCACCTCCACCAGGTATTGCACGTTTGAGAGTTTTGGCTTCTAATTGGGTGAAGTTGGCTCGTAGGTTGGGGTTAGGACGGGAAGGATTTTTCGATTTCATGTTGCGTGATCTCGTCAAGAGTAAGCAGTTGTCCAGAGCAAAAATTCTCGAGTGGCTGGAGACTCCTGCCTCCTTAGGAGGTTTCGGTCTTGGACCAACTGGGTTATATAAATTTGTAGAATCTGAAGTTCCCAGCGACCCAGATCCTACGGTACTAAAGTTTCCTCGCATTCGTGAAGAATTAGCTGCTTACCACAAAGCTGGGGTCGAGTTGTCGACGAGGGAGGTCGTCAACCATGTAAATACTTTTTTGGGGGGAAGTCGTTCCGGTAAGATCTCACAAGAGAAATTAGAGCTGGCTTCTACTACACCTTTTTTTAGGAAGATACAGCTCACGGTGAAACGCTTCTTTAAATGGGAATTTTTTGGGAAAAATAAAATTTTGTCGGCAGTAGCACAAACCAGCATCCAAAAACTTTCTGATTTGCTAGCTTCTCTGAAAAGTGGGGCCAGCATCGTTGAAAAACTATATCACAAGTGCTCAAAGTCTGCTCTCAAGATGCTGCTGACGGGAAAATGGCAGATATCTGCTCCTCCTTCCCTGCTTTATTCGGACGAGGCCGTCTCTGAACTGGCCGACTGGGTTGGTGGACATGTTGAGTTGGGATTGATTTCGAGGCACCGAATTACCACAAAGCACCTGGACTCAGCCAGATATCATGCCGACGTCACATTACAAAAAATGAAACCTTTTGGCAATATTGCGTACGCCTGGTAACATTAAGCTTCCTATCGAGCAAGATGTTGTA